TGAATGGATTCGTGAATCTTGTCGAGCCGTTCAGCGTTGTCGACCATTCCCCCGGAATGATTCGGTGCTCAATGGACTGAACCAGCTGAGGGACAGAGATGGCCGCTCCGACATCCGGAGCAACGACCAGCGTGAAACGGTCGAGAAGCTCCAAGCCGAGAATGGTGGCCCAATCAGCCGACACAGCTGAGACGTTCACCTCTACCGGGCTGATGACGACCTTCGGGTCTTTCGAGAATCCGACTAGAAGATTGCCAAGATTGACGGCGTCCTGTTGAGTAGACAGCTGAGTCGACCACGTCCCGCCGCTAACCCCATACGCATCGACGGAAGCCTGATCTCTCACGTCAACAGTTCCCTCGCCGGCGAAGCCCATGGTGAGCTCGTTCCGCATTGTTTCGGCGTCGACGTGGTACTGAATCTCTGGCCCGATTGTGATACCGGTGGTTCCGATTGTTGCCTGGCTTGTGAGGCTTGTTCCTTCGGCGAATGCGTTCCGTCCGGTCATGAGTAGCTTTCCGTCTTTGTTGACGAAGAGGCTCCCTCCTTCGGAGTCGTTCAACAGCTGGAACTCGCTGGTCAGCGATGGGCCTCCGGTGGTGATGCCTGAGACGGTTCCGACGGTGCCGCTGGGAGTGAGGTACATTCCGGCGACGAGTGGGCTGTAGTTGATAAGACGCGTGAATCGTGCGGCGGTTGTTTCGGTGATGATTGCGCGGGATAGTCGGTAGATGGTTTCGATTTCGCTGGCGGTGAGTGCGCGGTCGAGGGTGACGATTTGCTGGCGTCGTCCTTGTCCGCTGGAGTAGCTCTCGAACAATGACGCGGAGAAGGCGTCTGTCGAGCTGAGCGTCATCGTTAGCGCTTGGCCGTCAACGTAGACGGACGAGACGACCGCGCCGCTGTTGTCAATGTTGAGGACTAGATGGTGGGCGATTGCTAAGTCGAGGGCGATGGTTCCGTTGTATGTCTTGAGTTGTGAGCCTGTCAAGAGTTGCACCTCCAGCGTCGAGGTTGTGACGTCGTAGGAGATGTTCGTGTCGAGCTGTTGGCCCCAGGATGCGACGGTGAGCTGGTCAAGTTGTGGGGCTTGGAACCAGAGCGAGAGGCTGGCGGCGGCCGAGCTGTATGGCGCTCGGCTGTAGCTCCAGCCGTCGACGAAGTCGGTCTCGGCGATAGAGACAGCTGTATCGGCGAGCCCGATGGCAAGGCCGTCACAGTTTGAAGTCTTGAAAGTGTTGTAAGCGGTAAGCGGGGCGGGGCTGTTGCCATAGTCGGCCAGGCTTTGACTTGTATAGGTCACCGGGTCGATGGGATCGTTGAGTGGCCAGTAGTGGCGGGGGTTGAGGCTTCGGATGTAGCTGTCGGCGAGGTCGTCGGGGAGCTCTTCCTGTTCGAGTAGCCCCATGAGGTCGAAACATTCAACGGTGACGGTTGAGTCGTAGCCGCCGTTCGTGATGCTTACGGGCCAGCCCTGAATAAAGCCGCGAAAGATTGGGAAGTAGGTATCGGTCCCGCCGATTGTGTTCTTGCCGGTGATGGCGATGGCTCGCCGTGGCGTGACGTTCGGAGAGTATGGGCTGGAGCTGTTGAGCGGGTCAAAGCGGCGGTCTCGGTTGTCGAGCGTGATGGTGGCGGTACCAGCTTCGAACTCTTGGAACTCGTCGGAGCGTCCACGTCGAACAGTTACCTCGCGGACGTAGTCGGTCACGTCTACCCATGTAGGGCTCGCCGTGTACGGAGTCGATACGAAACTAATCTCGACGATGACGTTCGGGTACGGCATTATCTACGCCGTCCGGTCGTAGCTTTTGGCCGCTTGACCTTGACCTTCACTCCGCCAGTTGTTGCGCCGTAAGTGTTGAGAACTCCGGTGACGGTCTTGGCGATGTCGGTCGGCGATGAGACTCCGGCTTGGATTGTGATGTTGTATTGTCCCGGCCCTGAGCGTGTGAGTGTGCTGTCTAATGCTTCGGAGAAGCCTGGGATGGACATCCCCGCCGCTGTGCCGGTTGAGGCGATGTCGGTGAGGTCTTGATTCAATGACGCGACGGTTATGCCGGAAGCGCCAGAAAGTAAGTCTTTGGCGACTTGTGCGCCGGCGACGGGCCCGAGATCGAGAATCTGGCCGAGTCCAGCCTTGGAGAGTCCAGCCTTGGCGAGCTGGCCGATGTAGCTGGCGAATGATTTCGCGGCGGCGATTTGCTCGGCGAAGATTGCCGTGTAGTTCTTTGGTTTGACAGCTTGCGCTTCGGTGACGTTCTTCTCCGCTTGTGAGACGTTCTCGAGAGCTGAGGCGTAGCTTTTGGCGTCTCCGGTGGCTTGCGCTTGTTGGAGGACGGCGTAAGCGTCTCGGCGTTCTTTGAGTGCTTCGTTGACTCGTTCGGTCGCGTCGGCTTGTTGGTCATTGGCCTGGCTGAATGCTGTTCCGAGGTTGACTTGTGAGTTGATAGCTGTCGAGATTTCGGCGACATAGTCGCGGATGGCTTTCTTGGCGTCTGCCATTCGCTTCTTGACTTCGGCGTAGCGTTGCTTTTCGGCTTCGGCGGCTTTCGTATTGGCCGCGGCTTGTTTTTCTTCAGCGGCGGCGGCTGCTTCGTTTGCTTTCCGATTTGCGTCAATCATGTTTTTCATGATGCCGGTTTCTTCGGTCACGCTTTCGGTGGCGGCAGCTTGTTCGCGTAGAGCTTTTGCGTTGTTGTAGACCTTGGCGGTCATCGCAACAATGGCGGCGAGTGCTATGGCAGCGGTAGCGATTCCGACACCGGTCGAGATTTGGACGGCAAGGTTCGCCGATGCTAGACCAGTCTGAGCGGCGGCATACGCGCCGGAGACAACTGTGGCGGTGGCCATGGCAACCTTGAGGAGACCGATGGCAACAACGAGGCCGCCAGCTGCCACGGTGACAGCGGCGACGAGTGGCGCGTTCTTTGTTGCCCATCCGGCGAACTTTTGCATCTCGACCGCGCTTGATTCGAACGCTGGGGCGAGTGCTTCTCCGACGAGATCGGTGACTTCGCCGAGCGAGTTTTTCATCTTGGTCGTGGCCGTTGCTGTTGCGGCCGCTGTTCCTTCGACTTGCATCTCGACGGCGCTGAGAATCATGTCTTGAGCTTCGAGCATTCTGTTTGACTCGACCAGGACGCGAATCTTGTCGCGTTCCTGGGCTGAGAATGTGATACCGGAACGAGCGAGAGCTGTGACTCCCTTGATGGGGTCTTGTAGAGCCTTGCCGAGCTGGACGGCGTTGGTAGTTGCTTCGCCGAATCCAGCGGCACCCATATCTATCGCGGCCTTTGTTGCGCGGTCGAACGCTCCGCCAGCTTCGTCGGCTGTCTTCGCTATTTGGGAGAACGTCAAGAGCTTCGCTTGTGTCTCTTTGATGCTTTCAGCTGTGAGTCCTGTCTCGCGCTCCAGCTGGTCGCCTAAGTCGGTAAGCCGGCGAACTACTTTCCCCGTCTCCATACCGAAGAGGCCCATACTTTTCGCGATTTGAAAGACGCGCTTGTTGGCTTGTTCGGCTCTTTGGAAGCCTGAATAGATAGCGATGCCCATGCCACCAACGGCGGCACCGGCAACAGCGAAAGACTTCGCCGCTGATGTCATCTTGGCCTTTGAATCCTTGGCGAAGCGCTCGAGGTCGCGCTGTGCTTTCGTCAGCGAAGAGCGGAGCGGTGCGGTGTTTCCGGTAACCGGAATAGATATCGATTTAGCGGCCATGGTTCAGGATTCTAGTTCGACGTCGTGGAGCGTTGACCGGGAGCCAGCTGGTAGGTCGTGATGAGCTCGTTCATACGCGTCTCGTATGTCCTAAGTACCTCATCGCGGCGACCGTCGAGAGCTTCATAGATGAATGGCTGGGGCTTGATGCGACGAGCTGGCCAGCCGAAGTGAATCGGCCCGCCATAGGGGACAGACTTCTTTCCACCTTTTCCGATTCGGACGCGGCCCTGGTACTGAGTGGGGCTTGAGTTGATAGTTGCCGATAGCGCCCCAGTTAGTACCGGCGCTAAAGACCTGGCCGCAACGGCGACTATTTCGCCGGCTTGGCGGTGCGTGTCTTTTATGTCTTCTTTTGAAGCTTTGCTGAGTTTGTTGAGGTCTCGTTGTACTTCTTTGAGGCCTTCAATTTCTAGCTTGCCGCCGCTCTCTAATCGGTAGCCATAGCTTCCAGTTGTTGCCATGCTTCCGCTCCCTTGGTTCTAGTGTCTGGCCACAATTCGCGAACCATAACGGCGAGAATCGTGGGCGGTGTTTTGAGCAAGTCGAGCGGGCTGATGCCTGTCCTCACGGCCATGGCACCTATCAGCCAGCTTGTGCTTCCTGGTCTAAAGGGTCGGATTCCTCCGGTAGTTCTACTTCGAAGCTTTCCATCGTTTTGAGCCATGGCTTGAAGTCAAGACCGGTACGGCCGTCGTCATAGATGGAGTGCCAGGCGGCGAAGTAAAGGTACGCGCTTCGAGGATGGGGTTCGCTAAATGCTTCTCCCCATGCTTTTCCGAAGTGTTCCTCGAAGGCGACCTCTGTGGAGGCGGTGATTGTTGTGCGGCTCTCGGAGCCGTCTTTGTGCGTGACGGTCAGCTTGAGAGACATGATTAGCTCTTGACGAGCGTTCCTCCGGTGAACGTTACGGACTGAACCGAGAGCTCTCCGATGGAGCCGGTCACGGGCTGGCTGGCCTGGAGGAACATGTTCGAACACGTATAGGTGTCACCGGTCGAGGTGTTCTTGATGACAAGCGTGTTAGTGCCTGAACCAGTAGCGGAGAAGAGTGTCGCGTTCGTCTTTGTTGCGGCCTCGTCGGAGAGCAATTCGAGCGTGACGCTGATGTTCTGGAGTCCGCCGATGAACTTGTGTCCTTGAGCTGATGCGCCGCCGGAGCCCATGGTCGTGACCTCGATGGAGTCGCGCTCATAGTTGACGGTTACAGCTCGGACGTAATCGCCGAGCGTGACGGTGTTGATGCTTACGGTTGCGTCGGTTAGTACGAAGACGGCCATGGCCTACTCCTTTTCCTGTTTTGTTGTGGGGGTTTTGGTTGGGATTTCGATGACGCCATGCTCGACCAGCTGGTCGACTGTGCACGATGCGGCGGCGATGTCTTCGTCCGACACAAGCGTCCCAGCAGCGCCGAGGGTGCTGTTGGTTGGGATGATTTTGTAACTAGCCATAGATGTCTACTCCGAATCTGTAGGAAAGCATTTCTACTCCGCTTACTGTAACAGCGCGGGGGTTAGCGTCGGTGACTTGCAACGTGTCGCAAGCGCCGCCGAGAGTTTTGTCCGCTTCGATTGCGGCCTTGATGCTAAGAGCTCCAGAGCCGGCGAGATATCCGTCAAGTCGGTCGGATGCTGAGCGTTCGCTCATGCGTCCAACGATCACAAGAACGAAGGCGCGGTACTTGTCGAGGCCTCGAACCATGGCCTCATCGAAGACAACCTCGACGGGTTCGATCACGGCGGCGGGTGGCGCTAATGAGTCGGGGACGTGGTCAAATACGCGAAGGCCGGCGATGGTGTCGATTGCTGTGGCGAGTCCAGCGCGGACGGGGGTGGGATTCATGCGAAGAACTCGCGGCGGTATGCGCGAACCATTGAAGTGATGTCTCGTCCGAGTGGGCTCATGCGTATCGCTCCCAGCTCTGAGAGTCCGAGGACTCCGCCGATGGAGTCCTTTCGCTTGTAGAGGTCGGCGCTCAAGATGTAGGTGGCCTGTTCAATGTCGTCGGGGACAGATGGCCAGCCCCACCGCGCCGTCACTTCTACTTGTGGCCAGTAGTTGACGGGGAGCGACATGGCTGTCCCGCCGACGATGGTGAGGTAGTTGATTGGGCGACCTTTTGCGAGGGCGTTGGTGGGCTCGACGATGTAGTCGGAGTTCAGCGTGAAGGTTGTCTGGTAGACGCCGCTCGAGTTGGGGTCAGTTTTGAGAATGAGGCCGGTGGTCGTTCCGATGTCGTCAACGATGACGCGCATATTGCCGACAGGCCTGTAGGTGCGAGCTGTTGCGGAGCCGTCGAGATAGAAGC